GATGATTACGAAGAAGGTAATTGGGAACCAACAGTTGGCCCGTCATCTGGTGCTTATAGTAGTGTTAGTTATCACGCAGACCAGGGTGGTAAATACACAAAAGTAGGTAATATTGTTGTAGCTCAAGGTTGTTTTAGAGTTCAAAGTTTTAGTGTCAATACAGGTAGTGGTTACTTTATATTGACAGGTTTACCATTTACAGCAGCATCAAGAGACAACGGTGACAATGCAGATTTTACTTGTCACATACACCCTACAGGTAATTGGCAAAGTGGTAGATTTCCAATTGGTGGATATGTCAGCCCTGGTAGTACAGATTGTTATCTTTATTACTATGATACTGGTAATGGGTTCGTACCAATAGATTATAATAGTCCATCAACAAGTTCGTATTTTAGAGCTCACTTTGTAATTACTTATCTGGCAGCATAAATTTTAAATATAGGAGAAAAATAATAATGGCTTTAACAAAAGAAGATGAATTTGATTATGAAATAAGGACACCTTATAAGCATATTCAACAAAGAAAAAAAACAACGATATACGAAGATGGTGTGGAGTTGTCTTCTACTTATCACAGAGTATCTTTTCAGATAGGTGATAATGTTAATGGTATAGAAGATGAGGCTACAGTAAAGACCATGACAGCATCATTTTGGACACCACAAGTATCAGCCTCTTGGTCTAACTTTCAAACAAGTCAAAGTTTAGGTTTATAAAAATATTTATGTCGTTAACTAAAGTAAAAATAAATTTAGGCACTGAAGGTAATCTATCAGGTAGTAGAAGTATTGTACAATCTACTAAAACACTTGTATCTGGTTCTGCTCAAATACATTCTGATATATCTGGGTCGTTTAATGCTGCAAGTTCAAGTTTTTCAACACGAGTTGCAACAATAGAGGGTAGTGGTACTGCTCAAGGTGTTGGTACTTCCAATTCACCAACGTTTAATAACATCACGGCTACTGGAACACTAACGGCTCAAGAAATTCACACCGAGTTCACATCCGCATCAATTTTGTTCACAAGTGGTTCAACCAAAACTGGTAACTCAATGGATGATGTTCACAATATGACTGGTTCATTGAATATTAGTGGTTCATTAGATGTAAATGATGGTAACCTAAGTATTACAGATAAAATGATAGCTGGTTCTGGTTCTGGTTTTGGTTTTAGTGATACAAATCATTCATTTACTGTCAAGTCGAGTGGTAATAACTCTGGTTTTTCAGTCTTGAGTTCGGCAGGTAGTGAACTACTTAGATTTATTCAAGAGAGTAATGATTCTGGTAAACTTGATATGTATGATGGTGGTTCTTTAAAATTAAGATTATCAGCTCATGCTAGTGAAAATAGTTACATAAACAATGGTGGTAAACTAGGTATAGGCACAAATAATCCAGTAGAAATGCTTGAAATCTATAATGCATCATCACCAGCTATACAATTAAACGATGGTGGTGAGTATAAAGGTATATTTAGACTTGCAGGAAATGACTTAGAAATACGTGGTAGTAGTGGAAAGTTAGAACTTTATAATGGTTCTGCTGATGGTGATTCGGAATCAACACCAAGAATGGTTATTAACAACTCTGGTAATGTCGGCATCGGGACAGATAGTCCTACTTTTCATAGTGGTGGAGGTCTTCATATTAGTAATGCTACTGCCGCAAGATTACATTTAACTGATTCTGATGCTGGAGAAGGAACTGGAGACGGAATGTATGTTGCTGCAATAGGAACAGAAGCGTATGTATATAATTTTGAAAACGATGCTCTTATTTTTGGTACTAATACTTCAGAGAGAATGAGAATTGTAGCTGGTGGCAATGTCGGTATTGGTAAATCTAGCATTGATATGGCTAGAGTTGGTAGAACAGCACTTGAAATTGGAGCTGAAGGTACTCTTTATTCTGGTACTTCCTCTGCTCAAGGAGGAGTAACTGGACTTGGGCATAACTACTATTATGATGCTAGTAATCAAGCTAAATTTATGAGAGCAAATGAAGAAGCTGCCACAATGGAAATTTACAATGGTGGATTTTATTTCTATTCAGACGAGAGAACAGACCAATCTGCTGATGCTAATGTTACTGTTAGTCAAAAAATGCTTATTTCAAATGATGGATATATAATTCACAACAACCCAAGTGGAGGAAAGGCTTCTATTTGGAGATATGACAATGATGGTAATTATCAACTATCATTAACTCAAGATGTTAGTAGTGGTCTTGTAAAACATACCTTTGATTTGACAAATGCAGGTAGTTCTTATAATGACAATCTAGTACTAGATAGAGGACTAGTTGGTATTGGAACGATTTCACCAAGCGGTAGTTTACACATTTATTCCAACGAACCTACAATACGGTTAGTAGATGCTAATCATGCAAGCAATACATATATTGCTCTAAATGCTAATAGTTCAGCAGGTAGTTTAGAGATAGGAGCAGATGTAAGTAATGCAAAAGATGGTTCAGGTGTATCAATACAAGTTGACGGAGCTGAAAAATTACAAGTATCTGGTAGTGGTGAAGTTGTAGGTAGGATTGGCGCTCCAGCAAGATTTTCAGGTAATTGGGAAGTTCTTGATGTGGTTAGTTTGAATAGTGCTGCTGGTCACATGCAATCAGAGAATTGTTTTAATGATAATTTTTATTCCCACTTTAAAATCGTTATCCCTTACATAAACGTAGCTTCTGATGGTGCAGAAGTCTATTTTACTTTTTTGTACAATAGTGGTGGTGGTCTAACTTCAGATGGAAGTCAATATTATGGTCACAAACAAACTATGGCGCATGGTTCTAGTGGGTATGCTGGTGGTGCCTACAGTAATACAAATATGATGACAATTTTTGATAATTGTTGGGCTGATGATTCAGGTGGTATATATGGTCAAATAGATGTTTATAACGTCACGACAGGTGATACACGAAATTTCCCAAGTAAATTTACTAATCACAATTATACAGGTGATGGTGATAGAGGTTCTAATTTTAGACCTTTTGCTAAATTTGAGTTAATGGGTTATGAAACTGGTCTTGGTTATTGTCTACAACACGGTGCTTTTAGAAACAATAACGATAGACATGCATCATATTGGAAAGGGTTTAAAATTGAAGCAAGCACTGGTAATTTAGTAGCTAGTAGTAAAATGATAATAAGTGGTATGGTTTTATAATTTTTAATTTACAAAATATTTGTTATATTTATATCAATAATGAAATATGCTTTTTTAATACCAATTTATAATACAATTAGTGGTCGTTTGTTACCACAATTTTTAAACTTACAAGAATGGTGTCGTAATTTAGATGGTGAGATTTTTACAGTAGTAGGTCGAACACACGTAGATGCTAGAAATTGGTTATGTACTGATGGTGGTGGTTATACAAACCCTACTAACTTGATTGATAGATTTGATAATTTAGTATGGATAGATGCAGACCAACAATTTAATTATCAACAATTATGTACATTGTTAGAAAGTAGTTATGATTTTTGTAGTGGTTGGTATATTAAAGAATTAAGTGGATTAGCGATGATAGCTGATTGGGATGAAGATTATTTTGAATCAAATCTACATATGAAGTTTTATCATCAGGATGAGATTATACAGAGAGAAGAACCATTTGAGGCTAGTTATTGTGGGTTCGGATTTACAAAAATTGCTTCAAGTATAATAAAAGAATTAGAATATCCTTATTTTAGACAAAGAATGGTGACAATCGGTGACCATAGTGAAAATGTATCCGAAGATGCTACGTTTTGTCTTGATGTTTGGGAAAAATGTGGTATAAAACCAACTATTTTACCACAATTAAGAGTGAATCATCTAAAAGAAATGTATATTTAGTAATATTTATATACAAACAAGGAAAAAATTATGTGGCGAGTAGTTAAACAATTAATACCAAACCCTCAAGCAGGTGACCCAGCATGGGCACAAAGAAATACGTATGTGGCGAAGTTAAGTGGTAGTGCTGACCAAATATGGGAGTATACTACTGAAGCCGCAGCGTCAAGTAAAATGAACGAGTTAAGTGGTTCTGATGGAACTGGCAGAAAATATAAAGTTATACTCGTTTAATTGATACTTATAGTAATAAAGTTATAATAGGAGACCTTAATTATGGCAAATGAAGAAACAAAAGTAGTAGAAGAAACACCTTCTAATGAAACACCTCTTTCAGAGAGTGAAAAAGAACAAGTTCAAGAGATTTTACAGACTAATCAACAAGTTCAACAATCTCTAGGAGCTTTAGCAGTTAGAAGAATTCAACTTGAATCACAAGAAACTCAGTTGAAACAACAACTAGCAGCTATTTCACAAAAAGAAGCAGAATTTGCACAAAAGATTGAATCAAAATATGGTGCTGGTTCACTTGATGTACAACGTGGTGTATTTGTCCCTTCTGAACAGTAATGGTAGACGATATTAAATTCACAGAAGAGGAAATGAAATCTCTTCGTGACTTACAAGATAGTTACACTAAAAAACAAGCTGAATTAGGCCAAGTTTCAGTTCAAAGAATATTATTAAATCAACAAATAAGTGATTTAAATAAACGTGAAAGTGATTTACAGACTAAATACGTTGAAGTTCAAGAACAAGAACAAGATTTAGTGCAGAAATTAAACGAAAAGTATGGACCAGGTCAGCTTGACCCTGAATCAGGTGTCTTTACACCAACTAATTCATAAATTTGTTTAAATAATTCTCCAAAATATATATTTTAGGTAATTTACCTTATATTTATAGAGGAATAAGTACATTTTGTAACATCTTTTAAGTAAGATTTTAGGAGAAAAAATATGGCAGAACGAATTGTGTCACCAGGTGTCTTTACTCGTGAAAGAGACCTTTCATTTCTTCCAGTAGGAATTGGTGAAATAGGTGCAGCAATAATAGGTCCAACAAAGATTGGACCTGCATTTACGCCAACACAAATAACTTCATATCAAGAATTTGAAGAAGTGTTTGGTGGCACAGATGCAAGATTTTATACACCGTACACAGTAGAACAATATCTACGTAGTGCAGGTGTAGTAACAATAGTAAGAGTATTAGGTTTAGGTGGATACAAAGTTGATAGTATTAGATTAGGTTCAATTACATCTGGTACTACTACATCATCATTAGCAATCTTAGCACCTTCACTTGGTACATCAGCAACAGCTGATTTGAGTGAAAGTACAATCAGTGGTAGTGTATATGTAAACAATCATAGTGAATTTACACTTCAAGTGACTGGTAGTGATGTAAGTCTTGAGACATATACATTATCATTTGATACTGGTAGTGCAAACTTCATTGATAAAGTAATATCTTCCGACCCACAATCAACAAAGTCTGGTGGTAATACATCTTCAGTATATGTTTATAAAGTATTTAAACAAGCAGCTTCTGGTTTAAGTAATGCAAACTCAGCTTCAATAAGTGTTGGTTCAGATGACTTAGATTTCACTGGTACAACATCATTTGATACTTTGGGTAATGCTTCATCATTTACAGGTAACAAAGATTATATGTTTGGTAGAACACCTTATATACAATCACAAATATCTAATGGTACAAGAACTAATTTATTCAGAGTTTACACACAATCTCATGGTACTGATGTAAATACAACATACAAAGTTAAAATTCTTAATGTAAGACCTGATACTGACGTAGCGGGTTCAGATTATGGTACTTTCTCATTACAAGTTATTAAACATGGTGATGAGATTATACTTGAACAATATGATAATTTAACACTTGACCCATTATCAACTAACTTCTTTGCAAAGAGAATTGGTGATAGATGGACAGAGATTGATTCAAATGGAAAACTTACTCATTATGGTAATTACGAAAATATAAGTAAATACATTCGTATGGGTGATTATGATGGTGATGGTTTAATAATCAAAGATGGTAAATTCGTAGGTTCATCTAAAGGTGTAGTGCCAATGGGACACGACAAATTAAGAAACCCAGTCCCTGGTACAACAACAGTACCAACAGCTTCATTCAAATCTGACCAGACTGATAGTAATGGTACATTTGATTCAAGTGTAGCTTTTGGTGTCGATTTAATTACTGATGACATTGCAGATGACAACGTACAATATCTAGCTCCAATCCCTGTAAGTTCAGGTAATGGTAGTAACGTTACTATGTCACTTGAAGACTTCAATGGTAATACAGATGCTAGTACATTAGGTTCAACATATGCAAATGCATCAACTAAGATATCATTATCAAACTCAGCAGTACAACAGAGAAAGTTTGTTGTTCCATTTCAGTTTGGTTTTGATGGTAGTAATCCAGCTAGAAGATATAAGACAGGTGCAGAAATTGTAAACACAAATACAATGGGATTCAACTGTTCATCAGCAACAACAAGTGGTTCAGTAGCTTACAAAAGAGCAATAAACGCTATTAGTAATCCAGATGAGTTCGATATTAATTTATTAGCAACTCCAGGTATTATTCACGGTTTACACTCTACAGTAACAAATCATGCAATATCTAAAGTTGAGGCTAGAGCTGATGCTATGTATATTATGGATGCTAGTGGATATAGTGATACAATTCAAACTGTGATTAGTACAATCAAAACACTTGATACTAATTATGCAGCTACTTATTATCCTTGGGTTAAGATGGAAGATAGAGATACATCAAGACCAGTTTGGGTACCACCTTCAGTAGTATTACCAGGTGTTATCTCAAATACAGATAGAGTAGCTCACGAATGGTTTGCACCAGCAGGTCTTAATCGTGGTGGTCTAACTTCAGTAATAGAAGCTAAGACAAGATTGACTCATGCTGAACGTGATGATTTGTATGAAAACAGAATCAATCCAATAGCTTCATTCCCAGGTCAAGGTGTCGTTGTGTTTGGACAGAAAACACTTCAGTCTAAACCATCAGCATTAGACAGAGTTAATGTACGTAGATTATTGATTGCATTGAGAAAGTTCATTGCATCATCTTCAAGATTCTTAGTATTTGAACAAAACAATCAAGCATTAAGAAATCGTTTCTTGAACATTGTTAATCCTTATTTAGAACAAGTTCAAGCAAACAGTGGTCTAAGTGCATTCAGAGTAGTAATGGATGATACTAACAACACACCAGATGTTGTAGATAGAAATCAACTAGTAGGTCAAATCTTTATTCAACCTACAAGAACTGCAGAGTTTATAGTATTAGACTTTGTTGTTCAACCAACAGGAGCAACATTCCCTGAATAAGTTTGACTTATAAAAAAATGTACCGTATACTAAAAACCCTCACTTCGGTGGGGGTTTTTTGTTTATATTAAAATTATCGAAAATTTGATTAAATGATATTTATTATTGAAGAATTAAATAGAACTTAGGAGAATTTTAATGGCTACATTAGACCCTTCAGAAATTATGTTTACTCCGTTTGAACCGAAAACTAAAAATCGGTTCATTATGTACATTGAAGGTGTACCAGCATATCTAATCAAAGCAGGTAACAGACCTCAAATACAGTTCGAGGAAATTATACTTGACCATATAAACGTAAAAAGATATATAAAAGGAAAAGGTGCTTGGCAACCGATTGACATAGTACTTTATGACCCAGTAGTACCAAGTGCTGCTCAAGCAGTTATGGAATGGGTTAGACTATCACACGAATCTGTAACAGGTCGTGATGGTTATTCAGATATGTATAAGAAAGATGTGACTTTTAATATGTTAGGTCCAGTTGGTGATGTAGTAGAAGAGTGGACATTAAAAGGTACATATATTGAACAGGCTAACTTTGGTGATTTAGATTATGCTACAAGTGACCCTGCTGAAATTACATTAACACTTAAATACGATTACGCAATCTTACAATTCTAGGAGAATAAAATGAGTGATTGGATAGTAGCAAATTGGGAATACATTTTGGTTGTTATTTACGCATTAGAGAAAATTGTTAAAATGACACCAACCAAGTATGACGATATCGTTTTCGATATGGTTCTTAAACCTATCAAAGACAAGGTAATGCCTGGTAAAAAATAATTGTTATTCACGTACAAAGGTTATATTTATAATTGGTTTTAAAAATTAATCTCACATAGGAGTCATTTATGGCTGATTACAAATTCCCTACAGAGATGGTTGATTTACCATCCAAAGGGTATTTCTACCCACAAGGTCATCCACTATCAAGTGGTAAAGTAGAAATTAAATATATGACTGCAAAAGAAGAAGATATTCTTACTTCTCAGAACTTAATACAACAAGGTACAGTAATAGATAAATTACTAGAAGCTTTAATAATCGATAAAAAAATTAAAGTTAGTGATTTATTAGTTGGTGACAAAAATGCTATTATGGTATCTGCACGTATTCTTGGTTATGGTAAAGAGTATAAATTCGAATATCAAGGCACAGAAGTAACTATTGATTTATCTAAGTTAGAACCTATAGCAATGGATTTTGATGATGTAGTTAAAGGTAATAATGAATTTAGTTTTAAGTTACCTAATTCAGAAAGAGAAATCACGTATAAACTTTTAACAGGTAATGATGAAAATAATATTGATGAAGAAGTAAAAGCTATACAGAAAATTGCTAAAGACAGTTCACCAGAATTAACTACAAGATTAAAACATATTATTTTATCTGTAGATGGTAAAACAGATAAGAAACACATTAACAATTTTGTAGATAACGAATTTCTTTCCATTGATTCTATTGAGTTCAGAAGACATATGTTGAAAAGAACACCAGATGTCGATATGTCAACTTTTGTAGAGATAGACGGGAAGGAGACGTTGGTGACTATCCCAGTCACCGTCCGATTTTTTTGGCCTGACACCCGAATATAAAAGGGGTATCCACGAAGAAATATTTCAATTAATTCTTCATTCAAAAGGTGGTTTCACTTTTAGTGAAGCTTACAACTTACCTGTATATTTACGCTCTTTTTATTTGAAAAGACTACATTCATACTACAAAAAAGAAGCGGAAGAAACACAAAAACAAATTAACAAGTATAAAAAATAAATTTTAGTCTAATTGATATTTATTGTTGAGTTATAACACTCTTTTTAATTCGGAGAATACAATGGCAAAAATCAATGAAAGTATATTATCAAATTTATTAGCTGCAACTTTAGGCACTGTTTTAGGTAAATCATTAGGTAAAACTAAACCTATAAAATCTTCTGATAAAAAAGCTATTGAAAAAATTATTAATAAAAATCCAAAGTTAAAAGCTAATGTTGAAAAAATAAGAGCTAATAGTAAAGCTATGGAAAAAAATCTTAAATCTTTATATTCAAAACTATCACCAGAACAAATCAAAGATATCGAAAAAAATTATAGTATTTAAATATGGCACAAAAACAAACTATACAAGAATTAGAACTACAACGAGAGAGTTTGAAAATACTCAAACAAAAGCAAAATATTACCGCTAAAGAACTTTCAGATTTAGATAAAATTATTGTAAAGGTTGAACAACAACTCAAATTTGAAAAAAGAATAGAAGACTCAGAACAAAAACACCTTCAATACAAAGAACAAATAGCAAAGTTTTCTGCTTCTGATGCTGGTGAGAGATTACGGTCAGCAGGTATAACTGGTAATGCAGAGCGAAATAGTATAAATGCAATTCGTAAAATTATGCAAGGTGAAAACAATAAAACAAAAGTTTATAAATCACGAATGCTAGCATTAGAACGTTTTGAGAGTATTGATAAGCAAATATTAGAAAACTTAGTAGAGGGTACTGAAGGTGAATTAACAAGAGCAGATATTATAAGTAAAGTTGGTCAAGAAAACTTAGACAATCTACAAAAGAGATTAACAGCTTTAGGTCAAGAAGAAGATATAGTAGACAGAATAGTAAAAGGTCAAGCAGAATTTTCAAAACAAACCAAAAAAAGTGTTGGTTTGATGGGTTTTTTAAATGAAGGTGGTAAAAATCTACTTTCTACAATTGGTTTACCAATGGGTATAGCAGCTGCTGCAGCATTAGTAGTTTCAGAGTTTATTGACTTTGGTAAAAGAATACAGTCCACTAGAAAAGAATTAGGTTTAACTCTTGCAACTTCAACTAAATTAGCATTTCAACAAAAAGCACTTGGTTTCGAAGCTAAATTGTACGATATGACATCTGATGATATTGCAACGATTCAAAAAGAAATTCTCAATAACTTAGGTGGTCAAACTAAACTTACAACACAATTAGTTCGTGAGTTCGTAAAACTTGAGGGTACTTTAGGTGTAAGTGCAAGTAGTGCTTCAAAATTATTACCAATATTTGATGCTCTAGGAGCAGCTGGTGAAAAAGGTGCAATAGCACAAATCAAATCATTAAGTGCACTAGCACAACAAGCAGGTGTAGCACCAGGTCAAGTATTTGCAGAAATTGCATCAAATGCAGAGTTCTTTGCTAAGTTTTCAAGAGATGGTGGTGACAATTTATTTAGGGCTGCAGTAGAGGCTAAAAAATTAGGTTTAAGTTTTGATAATATAGTTAAAGCAACAGACTCATTATTAGATTTTGAAACAAGTATTGAAAAACAATTAGAGGCATCTTTATTAGTTGGTAGAGAAATAAACCTTGATAAAGCTCGTCAACTAGCTTTCGTAGGTGACCAAGTAGGTCTAGCGGAAGAAATAAAAAATATAGTTGGTAGTGAAGCTGAGTTTAATGAAATGAATGCTCTTGCAAGACAATCACTTGCAGAATCAGTAGGTCAAACAGTTGAAGACGTAGCAAGAATAGTTAGAGGTCAAGAAATAAGTGCAACAGGTGCAGCAGCTGGTGCTAGTGCAGCAGGTGCTACACAATCAAGTGATACAGAAGCACATGGTTATTTAAGAAAAATCGTATCTAATACAGGTTACTTGAGAGATTAATTATGGCATTAGTAACTTTAAAATCAAAATTATCAAATATCACAAGGTCTAGTACCACACCTAAAAAAAGTACCACTACTACAAAAGCTGTTGACTACTTTACAAATACTGATGCAAAAGGTTTTACTGTTAGACATGCTAAAAACGATACAAAGTTTGTTATTGAAGGTTTCTCTCAAAACCCTATTTTTAATGAAAAAAATCGATATCAAGAACCAGTCAACAGAGAAGATTCTAAATTAAAGATAGCATGGGACAATATAAAAGATGATTACTATGCTAGAGGTAGAAGTACTACAGATTCATTAGGTCTACGTAAAGGTAAGTTTGGTAACACACAACCATATGTTATAAGAGATGTCGGTCAACGATGGAATCTAAGTAACTCACCAGTTGTTGGTAACAATGTAGAATTAATCAGAGGTGGAGCTAGCACTTACGCTAGTAGAGTACTTGCTGACATAGGTCGTACAACAGATTTCTTAACTAAATCAGGTCAAGGTGCAACATATCTTTTAAAACAACAATTTTTACAAACGTTCAATGTAGGTGGTGATTTAGGTGAAAGAGCAAATATTTATAACCCTTTATCACCAATGATAAATGCTCAAGGTTTCATAAAAACACCACGTCATATTGATATACCATTTAGTGATAGTATAAGAAAAAATCTAAAAGGTTTATTACCTTCATTCAATGGTTTAAATTTGTCAAAATTAGCAGCACCAGCAAATCAAGCACGTTATAAAGATATTGATTTGAGTTTAGGTGGTTTATTAGGTTTATCATCTAATGAAGTACCAGATATTAAAACTTCAAAAGGTGATAAATTAAATTTTTATCAAAAAATAGTCAAAGGTATAGACCAAAAAGGTGGTGATAAAGTTAACTTGATACCTTATGGTAAAAGATTTGATGAATTTGGTGAGATAGATGAATCTGATGGTGGTAATATAGCAAGATATTTCAATGAAACTGAAGATACTTTAGATTTTATACCATTTAGATTTAAAGATGTCAACTCTGGAAACTACATAGTGTTTAGAGCTATCCTAAGTGGTATAACAGATACTTTTACACCAGAGTATTCACCTGAAAGATATATTGGAAGACCAGATAGTGTTTATGTTTATCAAGGGACACAACGTGAAATAAGTTTTACGTTTGATATTTACCCTAAATCAAAAGAAGAATTAGAGGTATTATGGGAAAAAATAAATTATCTATCTGGTTTGACATATCCATCTCTTGGTGATATCAATGGTGGTGGTCAAGCAATGATAGCCCCATTTTGTGAGTTGACTATCGGTGATATGTACAATGACACACCTGGTTATATCAGTGGTCTTACACATACAGTTCAAGACAACGGGACTTGGGAAATCGAAGAGGGTTTACAATTACCAAAATACATACAAACAGCTGTCACTTTTGTATACATAGGTAAACGATTACCAACTAGCACATCAAAACATTATGAATTACCCTGGATAAAAGAAACAACTTTACAAGACCCATATTAAAAATTATGAGAAGATACAACAAAATAGATAAAAAAATAGATAAATCCGGTAAAAGAGTATATACTACTACTTACTATCCAGATATACCAATCCAAAATACAGATAAATTTATCACTTCAGTATTTGGTGATAGATTAGAACAGTTGGCATATAGATTTTACGGTGATACTACTCTTTGGTGGATTATTGCAAAAACAAATGGTATCAGAGGTATAGCTGCTTTGACACCAGGTACTCAACTAAGAATACCAACAGACATAACAAAAATTATAGAAGATTTTAATGAAATCAATTCAACTGGTTCAAGTCGAAACGGTTATTAACAAGGTTTTTAAATGATTAATTTAGAACCAATCCCAGCAAATATACAACGAAGACTAAATCAAAAACAAAAAGTTTTAAGTCGTAAAACTAGAGAGTTTGAAATAGGTGAAACAAACACGAGTGATTTACCTGAGTTAACTTATGATATGATGGCAACGAGAACACCATTTTTAAGAATGTCATCAGGTTTAGAAGAACCCGTGGTTTTGATGGGTGGTGAACTTAAAGAAGATAACACTATTCCAAGTGGTTACAATGAAATTTACAGTAAAAGTCTAAAAAGACCTATACCAGGTGTGAAATCAGTTGATGCTGAATTTTTAGGTGGTTCAAAAGCAACAAGAAGAGCAACAATTAATTGGACTTGTTGGAGTTTTGACGATATAGATAGATTAACACCTCACTTTTTACAACACGGTAGGTCTGTTTTAATTGAATGGGGTTGGGTATACAATTCAACTGATGTTTACGACTTACCGAACTTCAGAGAACTATCAGGCTTCGGTTCAGGTGACATTGGTAAAATAAAAAAAAGTGCTTATGCAAACTATAGAGAAAAAATCTTAGAAAGTCATGGTAATTTAGATGTTATGTCTGGAATTGTTTCAAACTATGAATATTCAACAAGAGAAGACGGTGGTTTTGATTGTCAGACGATGATTATGAGTCAAGGTGTAAATTTATTTAAAGGTCTTCAAAAAAATACAGAACAAGATGATAAAACAGCTAAATTAGAATATACTGATATAGTTAACAAAGATTCAAATTATGCACTAAATACTAACGTTCAGTTCAAAGCTTTTCTCAGAACGATTGATAACTACATTCAAACTTTAGCTTTAGATTTCGAAGATACAACGGAAGAACGGCGGGGAGAAGTAGTCGTAATAGAAAGAACAGTAACACCAAAAGAAGGTATAATATCGAAACAAATAACTAATGCAGTACCTAAAGCACAAACAGCGTCCGGTACTGATAAAAACAGAACTTTTTTCTGTGAAAAAAATAACTATATTATTTGTCAAAGAGGTGATTATGGTGCTACTGATGATGTATGGGTTCGTTGGGGTTGGTTTGAAGATTACATTTTATCTCAATTCGTAACACTTACAAATAAAGATGGTGATATTGTTGGTCGTTTTAGGTCAGTAGAACAAAATGAAGATAGTACATACGAAAGTGTAAGAATACGAAATAGTGATTATTTTGAAACATATAATTTTAAAGAATATATTTTACCTGGCCAATTTTTTCCTTTGAAAAATAGAACAATACCAAGCAATAATGACGAACCTGGTAGTTTTTCACTCAATCCAAAAGCTCAAAACAACGTTATCGAAGGTGATGTACCATATGTCACTGGTTTAGCTGAATTCGTCAAAGAAAATTTTAACCCTTTTTCAACTGAAGATAGTACAAAAACATTTGATACTTATGGTATTTCAAAAGAATTAGGTAGAGGTTACTTTGGTGGTAATCAAGGTTTTATGAGAAACATTTTAGTCAACACTAAGATGATTAAAAAAGCTTTCGATGTATTAGATACAAGTGACTCAAACGCTCAAATAGAACCAATGAATATACTTGAAGGTATGAAACAACTTTTAACTAATATGAGTAGTGTTGGTGGTAGTGGAATATGGAATCTTGAAATAGTTCAAGATGAATTAGACCAAGAAAGATTAAAAATAATTGACAACAATACTTCGTTTATAGACTTTTCAGATAAAGATATGATATCAAGTACTAAATATAAAACTATATTCAATAGTAAGAGTGAAATCACTAATCAACCTGGTGTATTTTATTTCCCTGTTTGGCAAACAGATAGTTTAGTAAAAAGTCAAAACATCCAGGCAAAAATACCGTCATCTTTACAAATAGCAACTATGTATGGTTCTAATGTTGGTGATTTTATTCGAGAACCTGATAATATAGCTTCTAATCATTCACCTGAAGGTGTGGCTGTTAGTGCTATAGCTAGTGATAAAGTTGATGCTAGATTTGTAGGTACTGATATAGCTATTAGAAATTCTCACGAAATAGAACCTAGTAAAAAAGACGAAAAAAACGAATTAGTTGTTAGTACTAGTCAAAAAATACTTAATTGGATGAAATCAGATTTAGTACAACACGTGTTAGGTATATCAGTTGAGAAAAAACGTAAGGCTGATGAAGATGCTATGAAAGCTGAAATAAAAAAAGATTTCAACATTGCAATAAATAATAAATTTAAAGATGTTTCTAATAGACCTTTACCAAACATATCACAACTTAGTGATTTTGATTTAGAAATGTTATTTTCAGATAAAGCACTTATGGAAATTTTAGATTTATTCCCAGTACCAGGTGGTAATCCAAATTTATTACCAAGTCAACAAATACAGACAGGAGAACAAAAACTTATACAAGATTTTAGAAAAGGTATAGCAGGTGCATTCAATGCTAAAAGAGCAGAATTTATAGATACTTTTGCATCAAAATATGATTACGAATCAGGTGAAATGAGAAGTGAATTTATTGAAAACGCTCGAGACAAAACTACGTATTTAGGTAAGACAAATAATGATAATGTACCTTTGTTGATACCATTGGAAATAGAATTAGAAATTGACGGTATCGGTGGTATATATCCTGGGAATTCTTTTCATTCAACATATTTACCACAAAGGTATCAAGATAGAAGTGTGTTCCAAATTGTTAGTGTGAATCACAATGTAACTGATTCAGGTTGGAAAGTAACACTCGTTGGTAAAATGAGAACATCACTTTCAAAAGTTTATTTAGGTAAAGTTGGTACTAAAAAGAAAAAATTAACAGCAAGAGACAAACCTGAATATCAAAAAAATAGAGATAGAGTTAGACTTGAATTTTTAAGAACCATTGAAGAACAAATACCTGACTCAATTATTCAAACAAAATTTGATGAAAATAATAAAAGAAAATCAGATGAGAGTTTTTGGGGTTTCGTTACAATTCCATATAGAGGCTTCTTAAAAGGGGTCGATAAATATGCTGATGTTTTTGATTTGATAGAACCTGAAGATTATACAGGTGGAAATAGTAAAAGTATAGTAGAAGAAGCGGCTAGAAAAGATAAAGAATAAAAATAATGAGTACTAAACAACAAATATACAATACAAAACTAAGTTCAACACGAGTTATAGAAGGCTTGTTAACTGAACCTAATGAATTTATATTCGATAATACAAGTGGTCCTGTGAAAGCGAATACTCGATACTCAATATATTATACTGATGATATGAAAGAAATCTATATGACTGGTTTGTTTAGTACTAAAAAATCTAAAATTATAAGAAGACTTAAAAATCAAACTACTTTTAAACAATATATTGATATTAAAAAACCAATTAGAACACCATACCCACAATCATTTATACCAAAACCAACAGATGAAGATTATAAATTCGGTAGTATTAATAGATATTTTGTTCAAAAATCAAATGATAAAACACAACCTGTCTTCGAAGTTAGTAAACAAACATTTAGAACAAAAAATAATTTATACGATTACATAAAATTAAATTGGTTGATATCAGGTTTAAAAACTGAAGTAGGTAGGTCAAATTTAATCACAACACTAAATGCTGATGACCCATTTCCGGGTATTTCAGTACTTTTATTTCCATTACAGTATTGGAAACCGTCAATTGGTTCTAAAGATGACATAGAAAATAAATTGAATCGTTTGAAAAAATAACAAATACTTATAGTAAACAAAGGTTATAAAAAATGAAAATCGATGTATTAGATAAAGGATATATTGAGTTAGTAGATTCACTTGGTGATGATTTAACTCCAGTAAATGCTGCTCGTGTATCATTTGATGGTTTTAGTGAAGAGTTCACAGATAAAGACAGAAAGTTATCACGTTTCTTAATTAAACACAAACACCACTCACCATTCAGACATCAACACGCAATGTTTATCATTAAAGCACCAGAGTTCGTTATGAGACAATGGTATAAACACGTTGTGGGTATAGAGACAACATCAAGTCACGTTACTAAAGACCATGCTTGGAATGAGATTAGTGGTAGGTATGTTCCTTATGATGAGTTCTATGAACCAACAGAGTTCCGTAAACAATCAGAAGATAACAAACAAGCTAGTGATGGTTTAGTCGATGACCAAATAGCAGCTACAATGAAGTGGAGAGAAACTCAAACAAAAACCATAGAGACTTACAAAGAGTTGTTAGATATGGGTATGGCTCGTGAACAAGCTCGTAGTATCTTACCACTTACAGTTTATACAAAAGTATGGTGGACAGCATCTTTTCAATCTATGATGAACTTTATAGAACTTAGAGATGAACCAACATCACAAGTAGAGATTCAAGAATATGCTAAGGCGATGAAAAAAATTGTCTTGACATTGTACCCAGAAAGTAGTAAATTATGGAGTGAAATTTACTTCGATAATTAAGGTTATAAATGATAATAGAAAATAAGAATCAGTTATCTGAGTTCTTAAAAGGTTATAGTTCTCAAAACAGTATTATCATTCCAATTCAAAACGATGAAAACAAACATCCGATAGAAGATGATTTATGTTTACTTTATGTTCAGTTGTTTGATGGAAAAGAGTATATCTTGCCTTTTAATCATAGTGAAGCACTCAATATAGATATCCCTGATTTAAATTCAGATACTACAAAATACACTTCAAACAAAAAACAATTATCACATTTAATATCAATTAATAATGTTGTTGATACTAATCTATTGACCTATGGTGAAGAAAACAAACCAATTTCGTTAGAAGATATATCAACTAATGCTCATAACTTCTTTCAGATGAAGTATTATAAAAAATCTGATATCAATAAAATCATTCCAATATTAAAACACTTAGACTATTGTAGACAATTAAGTAAAGTTATGCGAGATAAAATAGATAAATATAGTGATTCAGTCAATATGTCATACAATAACGAAGTACTTGACAATTTAACTTACGTTGAATCAAATGGTATACAGAGTGTTGATGGTATAAAGTATACTGAGTATAACTTGTACACGAGTACAGGTAGACCAAGTAATAGATTTGGTGGTATTAACTTTGCAGCACTAAATAAGAGTGATGGTAGTAGAGAAAAATTTATTAGTAGATTCGATGGTGATGGTGTGTTAGTAGAGATGGACTTCGATGCTTATCACTTGAGATTGATTGCAGATAAAGTTAACTATGAGTTCCCACAAGATTCAGTTCACGAACATATGGCTCAGTTCTATGGTGTTGATTATGAAGAAGCAAAGAAGCTTTCGTTTCAATATTTATATGGTTATATACCACAAGAAGTTACAGAAGTTAATCCATATTTTGAAAAAGTTAGTGAATATATTAGTCAATTATGGTATGAGTTTAAGGACAGAGAATTTCTTGAGTCCGATATTTATATGAGAAAGATATTCAAATCTAATTTAAAAGATATGAATGCTAACAAGTTGTTCAATTACACGATACAACTTATGGAAACAGAAAACAATATGAGAGTGTTGAACAAGTTAATACCTCAGATTAAAGAATATGATAGTAAATTAGTATTGTACTCATATGATAGTTTTTTGTTTGACTTTAATATGAAAGATGGTATAGGTTATCTAAAAAAAGTAAAAGATGTTTTAGAACAAGATGGTAAATATCCAGTTAAAGTTAGTTGGGGTTTGAATTATCACGAAATGAAAGATATTACAAGGAAATTTGTATGAACCAGAAAATCGATTTTGACGACATACTTATAGAATGGGGTTATAGAGTTCACAATGGTCAACCTAATCCAAAAGACACTAATCATTTGCACCACTTATCTCAGATATTATATGAGAATGGTTGGCCTTATGAAGTAATTGATGGTTTAATGCAAAATTTACTTGAAGTTGATATCGTAAAGAACAAAGATAGTGGTAATGTTTATCCAGTTCAAACTCATAATCCAGATACACAAGATTTAGTTACTAAAGATGCTTCTGAAGATGAGATTGAAAAAGTTAAAAAAGATAAAGAACCTAAAAAGAAAAAAACGAGTATAGTATCTGGAGATACTTCAGAAGGTGATAATCAAGTAAAAAATGATATGTTCAAATATGGTTACACTGGATACCAAAAAGCAACTGGTATGAAACCAGCTCCAGGAGGAGCAGGTTCAGCATTTAATGAAATAGTTTCAGGTGAGGGTGTACATACACTAAATGAAAATCCAGATATGACAGAAGAAGAATTAGCTAGAGATATGTATGAAAAAACTAAAGACACTAAGTTAGGACAAGAACAAGCACTAACTCCAGGAACAGGTAAAGCACCTGATGGTATTGAAAATAAAAAACTTTGGTCAAAATGTATTGTATCTGCTCGGTCAGCTAAAAAGAAACACGAAAGAACTCAAAAAAGAGTTAAGAGATTACAAGAAGAAAAGAAGTTTGGTAACTCTCAAAAAACTCTAACTTTTTATGGTGCTAAAGATTCGATAGATGCCCAAGTAAAATCTGTTGAAAATGCTAATAAGGTTATTTTACCTAATGGACAAGAAGTAGACAAAGAAGATGCGATAACTTTCATAAAAGCAGGTGGTGGTGGAATGAATCCATCCGATACTGGTACTTTTGTTGAAGATGATAAGGGTAATTTATTACTTCAGTTTCATTCAGACAAAACAGCTACATCAGATATTCAAGATAATTCAACTATTATACAAGAAGGTGAAAACTATAAAAGTTACATTGATAAATCTGATATACCAGATGATAAAAAACAAAAAGCTAAAAAAATAGTAGATGAAATATCAGAAAAAATAAATGACATTGAAGAAAATTATAATAATCAAGCTATTCCGATAGCTAAAAGATTAACTGAGTTACCAATTAAAGACCAAATAGATATTATTGAAAAAGATAAAGGTACACTAAAGAAAAATATAGATACCGCATTATTTGGTAAAGGTGGTGTATTAAAAAAACAATTCAAAGATTACTTACCTGATGATAAATCGATTGATGAATTAACACCACAAGAAAAATATGAAATGATTAGAAAATTAGTTGCCGACGGTAAGGGAAAAACTAATGAAACTAAAGTAATCAATAAAGTATCGTTGACTTTACAAAAAGATAATCCAGATATTGACGGGATAGACGTGAGAAAAAATTTATCATTACAAAGAGAGAGGGTTGTCAATCTACAAAGAGAACGAGTTAATCAATTAAATAAATCAAATCCAGGATTTGGAACTAGTATGGAAGCTGAAGAAGCAAGTAGAGCTTTTCATTTCACTATGATGGATTACCCACCTAAAGAATATGAAGAAGGAAATCCTGAAAGTATTATGGGAGCATCGATGGATGTCAATATGGGTGGTAATATAGTTGATGGTGAAGTTTTGAAAGGGTGTTTAAATGTTAAAGACTCTAAAGATTTTAAAGATAATTTTAAACTTGAAGAATCAGATGAATTACAATATGCTGATAAAGAAAAAACTATTGTAACAGGAAAAAGAGTATTTACCTATATAGTTGATAAAGATAATAATAGAACTGAAGTAGGTTACAAAACATATCGTTCCAAAGAAGGAGCAACAGGAAAAACAAATAACACGATGACGTATAGTACAGATATGCAAAATTGTTTTAAGGGGAAAAAATAATGAGAACACAACTACTCTGTACATTTACTAAAAGAAATCATTTCAAAGAAACGATTGATGTTATCATCGCTTGTAATGAAATTGTTTTTGATAAGATTTATGTATTTCAAAATGAAGATGACCATCATCAATTAATCTGTACTTATAACGTAGAGTATGATGAAGATGCAATACAAGATGTACCAGATACAATCTCACTACATAGAAAAAAACAATCAAATACACTTTATACAATCAATGCTCTAAATGATTTGATTCGTGAATTAAATGGTGGTAGGTTAGATAAATCATATCCAATAGACTGGAATAATTATAGAAACTCTTTACTACTAACGAACGAATCAGGTCTCAATAAAATACCTACAAGAATCTACTCAATAGTAGATGTGAAAACTTGGAACAACTAGCAAAAAAAAATTTATTTACGAAATATATATTATACTTATAATAGAATCAGGTTATACTGATTAACAATTAACAAATTAACAATTAAAAATAAGGAATAGAAAATGGATTTAAATGCAATCAAGAACCGTCTTAATCAACTTCAAGCTACAAATACAAGAACATCTAATTTATGGAAACCTTCTCCAGGTCAACAGATAGTTAGAATTGTACCTTATAAGTTCAATAAAGATAATCCTTTTATTGAGTTATATTTTCACTATGGCTTGGCAGGTAAGAACTATCTTTCACCAATATCTTTTGGTAGACCAGACCCGATTGAAGAGTTTGCTCAAAAACTAAAATCAACTGGTTCAAAAGATGATTATCGTCTCGGTAAAAAAGTAGAAGCAAAAATGAGAACTTATGCTCCTATCGTTGTAAGAGGTGAAGAATCACAAGGTGTGAGATTTTGGGGATTTGGTAAAACAGTTTATCAAGAACTGCTTTCAATAATCGCTGACCCAGACTACGGTGATATCACAGATGCTGTTAGTGGTCGTGATATTGCTGTTGAGTTTAAGACAGCAGAAGAGACGGGAAAATCCTTTCCATCAACAACAATTAGGGTAAAGCCTAATCAAACTCCAATTACAGAGGATGCATCATTGTTAGAATCAATCAATGAAACTCAGAAGAATATTACAGATATTTATCAAGAACGTTCATATGACGAGTTAACAGAAGCTCTTAATGAATATCTAAGTGGTAGTTCAGAAGATGAAGAAGAAACAGTTAGTGAAACTAACGATACTTCAAAAAAATCATTTGATAAAAAAGAAACATCAGATGCATTTGATGACTTGTTTAATAGCTAAATGAAAAACCATGGGTGGCAGTCTACAGATTGAAGACCAGAGTTGGCTGTTATTGTACGCCTAACCACCCATTTTCACTAACACTTTAATTGGAGAAATATATGTCTACAAGAGACGAATTAGCCGGTGTCTTAGCTGACACTATTAATAAACAGTTCAAGGATATGAAAGTAGCATACTTCTTGGACGGAACAGATACTACACCCACAGATATAAAAGATTTTATATCCACAGGTTCTACTATGTTAGACTTAGCAATATCAAATAAACCAAATGGTGGTATTGCAGTAGGTCGTATTACAGAATTAAACGGATTAGAATCAAGTGGTAAATCACTACTTGGTGCTCATATGTTAGCTGAAACTCAAAAGAAAGGTGGAGTCGCTGTTTATATAGATACAGAGACTGCAGTTAGTAAAGAGTTTTTAGAATCTATTGGTGTGGATGTACAAAGTATGTTATATCTACATTTAGAAACAGTAGAAGATATATTCACAGCTATAGAAGAGATAGTTTCAAAAGTTCGTGAGTCTGATAAAAATAGATTAGTAACTATTCTTGTAGATTCACTTGCAGCTGCATCAACGAAAGTAGAATTAGAAGCTGAGTTTGATAAAGATGGTTGGGCAACAAGTAAAGCAATCATTCTATCGAAAGCTATGAGAAAGATTACTCAAATGATTGGTAGACAAAAGATAGCTTTAGTATTCACCAATCAACTCAGACAAAAACTTGGTGTAATGTTTGGAGACCCGTGGACTACAAGTGGTGGTAAAGCGTTACCATTTCACGCTTCAACTCGTATCAGGTTAAAGAATACTGGTCAAATCAAAGACTCTAAAAAGAATACCATTGGTATGAAAATGAGAGCACAAGTAATAAAGAATAGACTTGGGCCTCCAATGAGACACGCTGATTTTGAATTGTATTTTGAAACTGGTATTGATGATGATGGTAGTTGGTTAACCGCATTAAAAGACCATAAACTTGTTAAACAAGGTGGTGCATGGTACACTATGGATAATCACTTAGGTGATGAAATTAAATTTCAATCTAAAGATTGGTCTGAAAAACTACAAGATAAAGACTTCAAAGATTATTGTTACAATTTAATTTGCGATAAAGTTGTTCTTAAATATGAGAAAAACTTTGGTATTGATGACGTGACAATAGAAGAGGAGACTAGTGAGTAACAAAAAGTATCTTTCTATTCTTGAAGAGATAAAGAAAAAAGGTGGCTCATTAGACGGCGGTAATCCAAATGATAAAGTACTTGTAATAGATGGCCTAAATACTTTTATTAGAGTGTTTAGTGTTATACCAACTACTAACGATGATGGTATTCACGTTGGTGGAATAGTTGGTTTTCTTAGAAGTATTGGTTACGCAATAAATATGTTTAGTCCTACCCGTGTCATCATAGTATTTGATGGTAAGGGTGGGTCTAACCGCCGTAGAAAAATATATCCTAAGTACAAACAAAATAGAAAAACTAAATACAGAGTAAATCGTGCATATGATTTTGCTTCTCAAGAAGATGAGAAACAAAATATGATTATGCAACTACAACGTGTTGTTGAGTATTTAGATACATTACCTATTACTGTACTATCGTATGATAACATAGAAGCAGATGATACAATAGGATATATTTGTAGACAAGTTTTAACTAAATCACAGATAACTATTATGTCTACTGATAAAGACTTTCTTCAGTTGGCAAATGGTAGGATAAAAATATGGAGTCCGACTAAAAAGAAATTGTATGATGAACAAGCTGTATTAGATGAATATGGTATATCATCACATAACTATATTTGGTATAGAGTATTAGATGGTGATAAGTCAGACAATATATCAGGTGTTCGTGGTTTAGGTTTAAAAACTATACAAAAAAAATTACCATTTTTAAGTGAAAGTCGTATAGTTGATATGAATGAAGTTGTTACTGAATTACCAGAATCAAAAGATACTATAGAAATGAATTACAGATTAATGCAATTATCAGATGTAGACATTTCAGGTTCTACTAAAACAAAAATAATTGATAGAGTAAATCAACCTATCAATCAATTGATTAAATTTCAATTCGAAAAAATGTTTTTAGAAGATAAATTATTTACAGCACTTCCTAATCTTAATAGTTGGTTACTTACAAACTTTAATCAATTAAATCGTTATGCAAAGAAGACAAATGAAAGTAACTGATTTTACAGTAGAACTCGTACAGAGAAATTCCATAGTAAAATTTATTGAGAAGCACCATTATTCACATAACGTTAATGGTATACAATCTTATTATCATTTTGGATTGTATAGAGAGGGTAAGTTTGGTTTACCAGAAATGATAGGTGCGATGATGTATGCTATGCCTTCTATGCCACATACAGCTAAAAAATATAATCCTATTAATCCCGATAAGTGTTTTGAATTGAGAAGGTTAGTTTGTATTGATGATACACCCAAGAATACAGAAAGTTATTTCATAGGACAAACTTTTAAATGGTTAAAACAAAATACAGATATAGAGGTGATAGTTTCATTTGCAGATGAAGAAGAGGGTCATACGGGTGTGATTTATAAAGCAACTAACTTTAATTATTTAGGAACTACTGCACCTGGTAGAGTATTAATGGTTGATGGTAAAAAATATCATTCTCGTTCTTTGAATCAAGACAAGACACCATATGGTAGAGAATTAAAACGTAGATTTGAAAGTGGAGATGAAAATATTTTTTACATTAACACGAAATCCAAACATATTTATACTTACTATT